TTGGCTGTTTTGTTTAAGTCTGCTGGTGCGGACACTTGTCGGATCGTTTGACTTTCTAGCCACGTCAGGAACTCCGTTTCGGGTATCAGGACAGGGCGCCCTTTGATCCAGGGCAGCCCGTGATCGCGCCGCAACCGCGCGATTTTTGCGATCGAACAGCGCATCACCTCGGCGGCTTGGTGCTGCGTCAGCAACCGCATCAGGCTGCTGTTGGCGCTGCGGTGGCGGCGTTGGTCGGGACGCCGCGTAATTCTGGCTCTGGCTTGCCGAATGAACGCCCGGTCGGTGGCATCGCCGTCTGCAGGGCCTTGCGTTCATCCTCCTTGATGATCTGCAGGACCCGCATCGCGGTCTCGAAGTCGACCGTGCGGTCGAACACTAGACGGGCTTTGTTCGGATGATCTGCCAGCACCGTCATCTGGATGTCCCCCGGCTGGCGTCCGCCACGATAGGAGCTGCCGCCGCCAGCGACGAACACCGGCTTGTCGACGGCGAGGTCCTCTACCGGAAGGTTCAGTGCCCTGGCCAGCTTCGCGAGGTTTTCCGGCTCGGGGTAACTGGTCCCGGCGAGGTAATGCCCGATCCGGTCTCGGTTACTGGCCACGGTATAACCTCTGGTATCCGTGGTAGTCCCCCAGACCCGGCGGGCTACCTCGGACGCGCTCAGCTTCTGTTCTAGCATGGCAGTTCGCAGGGCGCTGGCGAAGCGGGCGTATTCTGGTCGCGTCGGCGGATTACCACCTTTAACGACATTTTGTCGTGTCGTGTCACTGTCCGCTCCCCCGACGTTTTGTGGAGGCGATGGTGGAGCGACAACGGTCGTGTCAGCAAGACCTTTTTTCGGTGAAGCATTCCTAGACATGGTGTGGGTGTCCCTTTGCTAGAACTATTAGGTTTTTGGCGATAACTGGTAACCAGTGCGAACGGTTTGACTCGCGCGGGTTATCTGTTGGTATACACACATTTGGTATGCAACACAACAAAATGTGTTAACAACCCTACAATTTGTTGTCACACGTTTGTAAGGCACAGACGGTTGTGGTGGCTCGTGCGACCCACAACCCTGGCGGGGAATACCCCACAGCCGGTGGTGCGTCTTATCCCCGTAATGCGAGGCGTGACACCGCAGGTAGTAAAGCGTTAATGTGTTCGGCTTTTCAGCTTCACGAATTTGATCTGTGACAAAAACCTACACGAAAGGGATCACGAAATGGTGACCATCGATGTGCCGCACGTGTTTCGTGTTTTCCAAGGACCCCAGGGTTTGTTGGATCTGTTGGACCGGCGCCAGCCTGGACATGGCCTGACCTACAACCGCGTTCAGATGTGGCAGCAGCGCCAGAGCATCCCGGCAAAGTTCCTCGGTGCTATCTTGTATTGCATCGAACACGAAGGCTACAAATGCGTGGAGTTCCTGGTGGACCACGACGAGATGCGACCACCGCCACGCAACAACACCCCTACAAATGCGCGTCCGCGCAGCTGACGTCTCATGCGAACGGAGTGAGCATGCGCGTTTTGGGCGTTGACCCTGGCGCTACCGGCGCGCTGGCGCTGTGGGACACCGGTCTCGACGCCATGGTGGTGGCCGACATGCCCAGCGTCATGGTGCGGGTGGGCAAGGCCAGGCGCCGTCAGCTGAGTGAGACCTGGCTGGCCGACATCGTGCGGACCTACGAGCCGGACTGCGCCTGGTTGGAGCGGGTTCATGCCCTCCCCGGCCAGGGCGTCACCAGCTCGTTCTCGTTCGGCCTGGCCTACGGTATCGTGCGGGGTGTGCTGGCGGCGCTGGGCGTGCCTGTGACCCTGGTGACGCCGAACGAGTGGAAACGCGCGTTCCGGCTTGGTCCCGACAAGAACGAAGCCCGCCTGATCGCCGCCCGGCTGGTCCCGCTGTCGGCGGACCGGTTCACCCGTGTGGCGGACGACGGCCGCGCGGAGGCAGCCCTGCTGGCCCTGTTCGGAGCTAATCACAAAGGATGATCTTCCATGGCTGACAGGCAGTTCCTCGAACAGCTTTCCCGCAAGCTCGCTGATGAAGGCCGGCTGATCGAAGCGGGATGGGTGGCGTTGCGTCTCCAAACGATCCCCCTCAATGCTCCGGCAGTTCAGCTTCAGGAAATGCGCATGGCCTACATGGCCGGCGCGCAGCACCTGTTCGCCTCGATGATGGGTATCCTTGACCTAGGGCTGGAGGAAACGCCGGACGACATGCGGCGAATGGACCTGATCTACAAAGAGTTAGAAGCGTTCGGCAAGGAACTTGAACTGCGTGTTGGTAAGCCTGCGGGCAGCGGTTGACGCCTGCCGGCTACTTGTCTCTTGTAGTTTTCGCTTGACACGACAAAAGACACACAACACATTGGTCCCTAGTTAGGCCCGATTGTAGTCCTCGCAAGAGGACCACAAATAGCGGGGAGGGGACAACTGTGTCTGTTGCTGTGGCTCAGACCATTAATACTTGCCCGCCGCTGCGCGATTACCAGGCCGCGGGTGTTACCTGGCTGACCGCCTCCCTGAAGGACCACAAAGCTGTTCTCCTGTGTGACGACCCGGGACTGGGCAAGACCCGCCAGGCCCTGACCGCCGCCAGCCACCTGGCAGCAGGGCGTGTCCTGATTGCCTGCCCGGCGGGCGCCCGGCGGGTGTGGCGAGACGAGATCGAGCGTTGGTTCCCGTTGTGGAGTTCCCGGGTGTTCCTGGTCGAGCCAGGCACCCTCACCGGTCAGGTTCAGCGCATGCTGGCCTATCCTGGTCCCCTGATCCTGGTGATCGGCTACGACGACTTGTCCCCGGCCGAGAGCAACGTCCCGAACCTGCTCGCCAGTCACGCCAATCCCTGGGACCTGCTGATCATCGACGAGGCCCACTACCTCAAGAACTTCTCCAACCGCACCAAGGCGGTCTACGGCGTCCGCGGCGACAACGAGGGCATCCAGGCCAACGCCCACCGGGTGATCCTGCTGAGCGGCACGCCGACGCCGAACCATGCCGGCGAACTCTGGCAGCACTGCCGGACCTTGTGGCCCTGGTCCCTGCTGTGGCCCCACGGCAGCCCACGCGCCGGCCAGCGCATGAGCCAGCAGGACTTCGAGGAACGGTTTACCCGCTATCGGGACACGGTCTACGGCCGGCAGATCGCCGGCTCGAAGAACCAAGGCCATTTGCGCGACGTGTTGGCCCGCGTGGTGCTGCGCCGCCGCAAGGATGATGTTCTTCCCGAGCTGCCGCCCTTGCAGTGCCAGGATGTGGCGCTGGAACCACCCCTCAATCAGGGGCTTAACCCGCAGGCCCAGGGACTGGCGAACCGCCTAGTCTGGTCCCTGGGTGCATTGACGACACCCGGCGGGGACAATCAGCTGCTCAAGACCCTGCAAACCCCGGACGGTGAACTCGCCACGCTGCGGCGCGAACTCGGCGAACTCAAGGTCCCGCCTGCCATTCTCTGGGTCCAGGAACGCCTGCAGTCTATCAATAAGATCCTGTTGTTCGCCTGGCATCTATCAGTGATCGAGCATCTGCGCCGTGGCCTGGCCGACTTCGTCCCGGTGGTGATCACCGGCGAGACCTCGCCCCTGGGCCGCGCCAATGCGGTGGAGCTGTTTCAGCGCCGCGCCAGCGTGCGGGTGTTCATCGGCCAGGTGAAGGCCGCCGGCACCGCTATCACCCTCACCGCCGCCTCTGAGGTGGCGATCGTCGAGCCGTCCTGGGTGCCGGGTGACAACGTCCAGGCGATCTGCCGCGCCCACCGTCTGGGCCAGCGCGACAGCGTGCTGGCGTCCTTCCTTTACCTGCCCGGAACGCTTGACCAGCGGATCATGACCGCGTTCCGGCGCAAGGCCCACGAGATCGCCGAACTACAAGGGGACCAGATCAATGCAAGTACAGGTTAACGTCATATTCGATTTAGAGACCGAGCTGGAGCGAAGCGCGCTTACCAATCGGATCGCCAGGATGCTCGAAGCGGTCGGCGTGTCCGCCGCCGTGGTCCCGCTCCCCGGCAACGGGACTGTTGGCGGCCTTGATGCTGTACATCAATTGCAGACCTTACCGCCGGATGAGGCAAAGGCGAAGGATCAGGCAGCCGCCAATCTCAAGGCCCGCCAGCAGGCCGCGGCGAACGCCCGCGCCGCTAAACAGGCCAAGGCCACGCCGGTGAGCGAGCAACCTGTTGGTGTCACCGGTGGCGTCAACGGTGGCCCGATAGACGCTTCGGGTGACGACCCTGACGATACCGACGACGCGCTGGGTTTGAACTCGCCCTCGCTGTCACCGGGTGAGGCGAAAGACGCGGCGTTGGCGTTGGTCCGCGAAGCTTACAGCGCGGGGCATGTGGCGCAGGTCAAGGCGCTGCAGAAAGAACTCGGCGTGGCGAAGTTCTACGACGTCGACGTCACCAACGGGCACGCGTTCTACCAGCGCGTCATGAAGCTGGCCCATGAAGTGGGGATACGCCGGTGAGGCGGGTCATTCACACCACCCTGCGGGACGACCAGCTGCCCGAAGGGGACCAGCAGATCCTGACCATCGCCCACGCGATCGAGATCTCGGTCAAGCCGGCGGACAAGGAAGTCTACATCAAGGCGGTGGTCGGCCACATCGCGGATCAGTTTGAATTCGCCTTGCGCGCCGCGCTGAAGCTTCCTG